ATCTGGCGTAACTGGGGTATCTTTCAAGGTACTCCATGCGTCCCGGATGCGTTGTACATTATCACGGATTCTTTTAAAATCACTTACTCGTGGGATTTGATTCTTTTCCCACGTTTTCGTTGTTACAGTTATCGCTAAAATTCCAGCGATTTCCCGGATATTCCCTTCAATCCTGTTCAGGTCTGAAGCATTCAGCGCGCCTTTCATTCCTGCAGCCCATTCTTTTTTCTCCGTTTCCGTGATTGTCCCCGCAGCATATTTTTGCGTAAGCAGTTTTGCCCGCTCCACATCCTCCTGTGTACGGTCATATATCCATTCCATCAGAAAATCCCTACCTCCTCGTCCGCATACAGCTCTCCGGAGTAATACTCTTCCGTCGTCAGCTTGTAGTACCCACGATATTTTGCTGTCCCGATAAATCCCCCCACAAGGTCAATGCTGATGGATTCGATACACGCAACAAAATTGCCGTGAGCCTGCAACGTATTTTCAACTTCCGCCCAGTCCCCCGCTTTTTCTTCCGCCGCCAAATGCCGCGTTTGAATGATCTGTTGGAGCTGGTAATAATCAAGAATGTTATCGGCTACTCTCTGCGCACTTTCATAATTCAGCAGCGTCCCGGTAAATGTTTTAGTGCTCCGCACCTCTCCGGATTTGATATACTCAATGCTGGAGAGAACCGCCAATTCCTCGCCAACATACTTTCGACCCACGATCGTGACCTCTGTGCGGGTATCCTCTGCAATTTCCAACACAACATAATAGGGCATCTGCTTGACGATCCTGCCTGCCGACGCGGACATATTAGTCGCCGGATTGGTAAGCTGAATCGTATGCACGCCTGGTCCATACGTTCCTTTCGTGATCTCGCTTTCCGTTTCATCCAGCACCCATGTCTTGTATTTCACATTCACATCTGACACATACGGATCTGTTTTTAAGGACGTTGAAAACTTCCGGCTGCGCGGAATCGTTACCGATGTTCTTCGGTTCGCCTTCCGGATCTCAATGCCAGATTTTCGGGATGTGTTTGAAATCGCCGCACAGGCGAACAGAACTTCCCTCAGAGCCTTCTGACAGGATTGGATTTTCAGTGTTCCATATAGTGGCATATTTGCCACCTCATTGTCCACCGTATAGTCCACAATCCCAGCCGCCCTCATGATTTCATCAATCACGCTTCCCGCCGGTTCTCCTGCATAAATTCGCCCGTCCTTAAAATCGACGTTTGCCAACATACCTTTGTAGTCGATTGCGGATATTTTGCTGACATTCTTAGTTGTGCTGTTGGAATCCATAAAAAATACGCCCAACGGCATTTCCACGCCACCAACGATCTCATAGGGCAGCATTTTTTGTTTTTTCTGCAGGGTTTTATGCAATCCATTCGGATTGCCGATGTTAAAGGTATCATCAGGGTCAACAAAATCAAAGGTAAGCTTATCCGTCTTGATCTGGTTACTGATCGGATCTGTGTCATTCACAAGTTTCGCGTTTTTTATAACCTCCGGTCCCCAGATATACGTTGTGCCGTACTCAATGTAGTTCAATTTTACATTGCGCCACGGCAGGGCGCGAATAAAGCGGATCTCAATCCGTCCATACTCTTCCACTTGATTTTGAGCAAAATAATCCAGCTTGTCCGGGAAAAAGCGCTGCCGTGATTTATATGTGCCGCTCAGGTCATACCATGTCACTTCCATCTCAAGCGGATACGTTTCAGAAAAACAGAATGTCAATCCGACCGAAGTATGGTTTTCTGTAAAATCTATCTGGATCACAGGCTGTTTTGCAAAGATCCCATCTGCCCCGGATTGTACGCTGGAAAAAAACGGGATGTCTGTTGGATGATCCGGCATCTCGTGCAGGCTGCCATCCAGCGCAAAAAAATTGTGCTCCAGAGTGGCATAATCAGGCGGACAGTTCCTTGATTTGAGTAGCCCGATATTTCCAAAAACCGCATTTGTTTCGGAACTTTCTTTCGCGTCCTGCAATGCAGTTGTGTCATAAAGTCCATATTTCACAAAAAAATCTGTTGTCATCCCGGCCTCCTTGCCGGCGCCTGTGCTGTCATCTTACAGGTAAAACCTTTAAACTGCGAATCTCCCACCAAAATTTTGGAGTATTCATCGGATACAGATGAAATATACCCGGTAAAACGGTATACACCGTTTCCTGACGGCAGCTCAAAATCGTGAAATTCAGCTGGCTCCGTCATCTTATCCCAGAATGCGTCATAGTCTGTGGTTTCCCCGAAAGCCGTGCTTGCCCCGACGGTAAGCGTGAAATTGTAATACACTCCGATCAGCTCCCGGTGGAGCACGCCATCTTCTGTTCTCTCTGCGTACTTATCGAGAAAATCTGCGCTTCTTTTCAGGGACACCATTGGCAGATCAAAATATGTCCCGTCCACTATGATGCCCTGTGTAAATTTCATATCAGACCACCCCCAATACTTCTACGTTGTATCCCTGCCGGGACGCTTCCTGCAAAATATCCTGCAGCGTCAACCTTGCGAACTCCTGACCATCCACGTTTAAAGATATCGTAGGGTTCAGTCCGCCATAACCGCCTCGGTTCATCACATTTTCCAATGCCTGTTCGATCGTGGACAGCGGCGTTTCTATGTTGGTCTGCCCAGATGGTTGATCTCCCAGAACTGCCAGGAAAGGATTGCCGCCTCGAATCACAGAACCGGACGCAAGTGCCGGAATGTCGATCGGTCTTCCTTCGTCCATACTGAATGTACCAATCTGTCCACCGTGAGGAATATTGGGGTTAAAAACAGCTTTATGCGTGAACGCATCTTTTATATTATTACCGATATTGATAATGGAGCTCTTCAGATCGTTAATCAGGCCTCTTGCCCATTCGAAAAATTCTGACAGGAAATTTTTTAATGCATTGATCGTATTTACAACATTTTCCTTAAATTTTGTGAAAATGCCTTCTGCTGTTTTCCATGCGCTCTTCCAGTCACCGTCTACCAATTGACGGATAATCTTCATGCAATCCCGGAAAAGATCTGAAATTGTTTTCGTAACTGCATCGATCAGATTCCAGAATGCCTTAAACACGTCTTCCGCGGATTCCCATATGCCTTTCCACCATTCCAGGACCGTATCTTTGATAAAATCGATAAACGCCGTAAGTGCGCCAATCAAAACCTCCACGACACTGATAATCACTTCTATGGCAGTGCTGACAAAATCAATGATATATGGTACAGCATACGCCACAATCCACTCAAAAATAGGCTGTAAAACAGATTCCCAGAACATCTGCAAATACTCCGCTATACTTCCGATTACATCTATTACGGTATTGAGAAGCGGGGTTATATATTGCGTCAGCAATTCCGATATTTTTTTTGCAAGGCTGTCCAAAACCGGCTGCACCGATCCGTTCCATGCATCCAGAAGGATACCTACTATCTCAGAAAGCCCGCTTGCAATGCTTTCAAACAGCGGGTGGATTTTCGAATCATAAACTTTCTTCGCGTGGTCGAACACCTGGTCAATCGTCTCTTTGATGCCTTCCAGCACTGTAGCCGCTGAACCGAGAAGACCCTCCAGCGCGGTTTTAAAGGCTTCTGCATTTTCGATGATCGGGCGCGTCAGCATGTCCAGAAAGTCCCTGCCGATTCTCAAAGCAAGTTCAGCCAGTCCCATCGCCGCATCCGCGATACTTCCAATCAGCGCCGCCATGAACTGTATACCCTCTTCACTTGCAAACGCTTCGAAAATGTATGCAATGCTCTGGAATAACTGCGCAAGGATTTCGTTGATCTCTCTTCCGATATTAAAACAGGAAATAAGAAACTGCTTGATCCGCTCCGTATTGTCTTCCAGATACTGACCGATCCCACCGATAAAGGCTGCAGCGATCGTCAACCCGATGCTTGCAACAGATCCAACCAGGGAACCGAACATGTACATTAAGGATTTCGCCCAGGCGTCTGCAGCCGTCCGAACATCAGGGTCGTTCCAGATGTCAATTATGGCTGTTTTGATCTGTTCCAGACCTTTTTTTATCGCATCAAACCGATACTGATAATCTCCAAGTCCGTCCCAGAAGCCATCCATAAATGCATCTTTCAGTTCTTTCAGATAGTCCAAAACCGGGAGCATCTTTTCCTTGAGCTTGTCCCACCAGTCCAACATTTTCTCATCCACCGGCACTTCCTCGAACATATCTTTCGGCTGCGTGCCGGATGCTCCGCCTCCGGATGAATCCTGCTTCTGGAGCACATCCAGATCATCAAACTTTGCCAACGCCCCAACTGCCTTTTTTGCGGCTGATCCAGTTTTATTTAAAGAACTGTTATACGAATCCTGAATCTGTTTTGCCCGCACAAACGTATTCTTGCCACCAAGAATTGCAAAGAACTGACCGATATAGCTGATCGCCTTTGCAATCGCATTGATCAGCTGCGTCAGCCACGGAATCACCATCGAAACGATCGGCGCAAACGCTGCCGCAAATGAATTTCCTAGCGTCGACATCGCATTTTTCAAGGACTGCACCGTGTTGGCATACTCATTTGAATATCCCATCAGGTTTGCAAAGCCTGTTTTCATTCCTGCTATCATGGCATTGAACGCTTTGGATATCCAGTTGAAGATCAACAGGGACAGCATAATTCCTTTCAATCTGCTCGCCATCGTGGAAAACAGAGAACCAGTTTTCTTCGTACCCTGATTCATCTTCTGGTATGTTTTCTTACTTTCTTCCCCGATCTGCTGGATTCCTCTTTTCAAATCCAACTGCTTCTGACCGGTGTCCATCAGCTGCGCTTTATAGTCCTTTATTGCCTGTTCTGCCTCTTGCCAATGGATGTACATTTTGTCGTAAGCCGAATTGCCGAATCCCTGACCCTTTTTCCCCAGGTTCTCCATGATCCTTTTGTAGTACTCTGCCTTCTGGTTTAAATTGTCCCAAGTTTTTTCCGTTCTCCGCAATTCCGCTGCATCTGCGTCGCCCAGACCATTCCCAACCGGCTGCAGGACGGAACTCACTTTTTCCTTCAACATTCCGAACATCTCCGGAATATCCTGAAAGCTCTTTTTGATAAAGGCAATCATATTCTGGGTAGGCGTGAGCTGCTGCTCTATTCCATCCGCCACGTTATCTCCGAGCCCTTGTGATGCTTCATTGACTTTCTGTGTCTCTTCCGCCATGCTGCGCATCGCCTGTTCGGTTTTCTGGGCCGCTGCAGACAGTCTCTCCTGCGCTGCTTCCATCTCATCGGTATTTCTGGAAGCATCTTCAACCAGATTCCCGCCCCAGTCAAACACCTGCCCATTGTTCATGTGAATTTTGGTGTTCCGATGCCGCTCGGTATCCTGCATAGCCTGATTCAAGCGCTGCGTTTCTTCTGTCGCCTTTCGTGTTTCCCTGGCTAAGTCTTGCACCCCGCCGGCTGCTCTCTTCGCAGATTTTTCGGTGCTGTCATCCAGCTTTATATCCTGCACCGCTTTCTCTGCATCGCCTGCTTTTTTCTCAACTTCGCCCAGGTCCGCTTCCAGATCAACGACTCCGCTTTTGTCGACAACTGCTTTTAACCGGATCTCTCCATCATAGGTCATTCCATCACCTCAATCCCGCCAGTTTCAAAAATTCCTCTGTTGCCAGCCTATCTTCGTTGGTCTCTTCCTCCTGCGCGCCGATAGCGTAACGCCGTTTTGCTTTCCGATAAAATTCTTTCTCATCAGCGCTCATTTTTCCGGTTACGATCTTGCCGCGGATATCTGCAACACGCGTAAACGCACACTCATCCAGTGTTGTCAACAACCCCATAAATACCCAAAAGTGTATTTTCACAGTGTTAAGGTCTATTCCGTATTGCTTTCTGAATGCGCTGTAAATCCTCCATTGATCCATGTCCCAGTCCATAACCGGGGTCGAATCTTTTTCCGATTTTTCGCTGTTGTCCGTATACCAGCCGCCGAGGAACCATTGAACCCCGTCTGTGATCTCCTGTGCGGTTCCCGGAAGTTCAAAAAAGAGAAGGTCAGCCATAAGCCATACCTTCTCTCTCTCAGAAATCTCATTGTCTGTGCTGATCTGCATCATCTGGATTCCAATCTGGAAATCCGGATCAATCCGATACCCATGCCATTGCGTCGGAAGCGGATCGAGCAGAATGTTAAACATCACCTTCGGGCTTTTTGGTATTTGCCCCTTTTCTCCGGCGGTTATACTTCTCTGCCATCCGTCTGTTCCGCTCCTGTCCAAGCGCATGCAGAACATCGCCGATCTGTTCGATAAAGTCCATAATCAGTAATTCATCCGGGACAATTTCGCCGAACACTTTCCTGCAGCAGCCTTCCCCGAAGACCTTGTCCAGACGCTCGCAGCATTCCTGATACGTTTCCGTCCGCTTTGCGGCATACATCCCCAGAACTTCCGGATCATCCGCTTTTTCCCCTGCGTGATCTTTCTGGAACTGGTTCAGATCCTTTTCTTTTTCCTGCAGCCAGGTCATCAGATCTGCAAACCGATCAAAAACCGAACTGTCATTGATGGAAATTTCCAGATAATCGCCTTTGTCATTTACGCCGATCTTGCGCAGGCCGTTGTCGACCCGCAGCTCTTTGTAAAATTCGCTCATCCTGCCGCCCCTTCCGTAAATGTTTTCTTCGCTACGTCAAAGGTTCCTTTCACTGCCGAACCCTTTCCGCCGAGTTTGATATTATTCACGACATTTCCGCCAGCGTCGCCGCCTGTGCTGTTTACTACAACGACACACTGGCGTTTATATGCCGTATACACACCGTCAGAAACCTTATCCCGCAGACGGAACCGGACATAACTGGTTACCGCCGCCGATCCGGTCGGCATTTCATCCACCATCTTATCGATCCATGCCTGCGCATCATCGTCGATGCAGTCCTGCTTTTCCACCTCGATCGACGGTGTGTAGGACTTCACCTCCGAATCCCCGTTTTCCTGGTTAATCCACTGCTGTGTCTCTTCTTCCGGGTTCATTTCCTCCGACAGAGAAGTAATACCGTCGCCCAGCAGCGCCCACTTTGGCGTTTCCGTACCCATCGACGTATCGACATAATGTAATAACTCGTGTCTTTTCATGCTGACCTCCTATTATTTCATAAAAAAATGCGTATAAAAAGAACGCCCCGAAGGACGTTCTCATTATCATTATGCTGTTTTCTGCATTACCTGATTCAGTGCACAGTCACAGGTATCATTTACAAATTGCCTTACTTTTGAAAAGTTCTCGGCATTCTGTTTACTGTCTAACCTCTGCAGCCACTCCTGACAGAAGGCTTCGATTTCATCCGGTGACATCTTGAGCATTTCTCCAATACATTCCCGGGCAAGACTGATTATTTCTTCCATCATGCCACCTTCATATTCATCTGTGCATTACACTCTCTTACCTGTTCTTCCAGATAGGTTGGAAGTTCATAGCAATCGACCAACTCATGGGCTTCATAAATGTAGCGGCGTTTCAACGCTTTATAAGACTTGAAGCGCCCTTTATCATCATATAACCCAAATTCACGCTTGATCTGATTGTAGATGTCGGTATACACTGCCGCGCGAATCTTCGTATCCTTGTAGGCATTGCTTTCCTTACCGCCCAGCATTTCAACGCCTTTGCGCTTTACATGGTTGCAAAGCTCATCGGCTTCTGCTCCGTACAGAGGAATATCGTATTCCAAACGATCAATCCGATTTTCAATCTTTGTCACACGTTTATCGACCACGATGACCGCACGAAGTTCTGTGGAAAGACCAGATAAATCTGAGCCGCTCTCTTTATATTTCTTTTCGATCGCGATGAAATAGCGGCGCACCTGCTTTCCTTTCTCGTTGCGTTCCAGCATAGCCATTTCTTTGGCAGTATCCAGTTTGATGATATGCTCATTTCTGTATTGCCCGGAAGGTGCTAAAATTTTAGCGGCTTCATAATCCTCGTTTTCAATAGCTTCGCAATCGTTCAAACGGTTACGAATCCAATCACGGTAATTACTCTTTACTTCAAGCACCGTATGAAGCTCCGTTCCATACACCACCTTCTCCCCGGTGCTGGTTTTATAAACCGGAACAAGTTCATTTTCAATTACTGTTAAATTTTGCATAATAATTCTCCTTTTCACATGTACAAAATTTTCGTTACATCTTAAATATGTAGGAAATTTTCTGGTTGAAAGAAGTCTCACTCTGCATTATAATATTTACAGAAAGAAACTTCTTTCGGTTAAAACAACCGTTTGTGCTGTGGTAGGTGCGACGGTTGTTTTATTTTTTTTCATCTTCTAAAATCCTTTTAATTCCCTCTCGTAAAGCATCTGTTCGAGTTATTCCCAGTTTTTCACAATAAGCAAGCAATCTACGGGCAGTCTGCTCATCAAGCCTGGCTTTAACTTCTACATTTTTCGGATTTTCAGAAGGCGGTCTTCCTTTTTGTGGGCTCATATTTTTCACCTCACTTTTTGTGCCACAATAAAATTGTAATTATTGCGCCACAAAAAGTCAAGCGGTTTTTCAAAATTTTTCCGTCCTACCTACGGATTTAAAAAGAGCGCAGCATTTCGCCACGCCCAACCGAGTTATATGGGGAGGTCAGGAACATACCCTGACAGGACTCATCCCCTGCTCTGTCATTCTCCATTTAGTTCTCCTTGCGATACACGACCTTGATCGTCATCTGATATACAGCGCTGTTGCTGTCTGCACTCGTCAATGCAAACGGGGTGGAGATTCCCAGCCCCGTACATACATATCCATCCAATACAGGGTAATCGCCTGTACGCTCTTTCCGGGAAATCCACTCAGCAATCCCCTGCCCCCACGCATTGTTTGAAATTCTCTCTGCCTCACTTGTGGCATCCCTCCGCACCATCAGCTCGTAATAATCCGTATGGATTTCCAACCCACTGATGAATTTTTCCACATGCTCCTGCGGTGCTTTCATTAGGCTGTATGCCGTGGACTGGCTCGTCAACTTTTCAACGCCGATCCGGTCAGCCTCATACTGCCCTAAAAACTGTACGATGCTTTCGATGATTGTCATTTCCTAATTGCCTTTCTGGCTGCGTCCTCTACCTTCTTAATGCCGCCATCCTGCATTGCCCTGGTAATCCAGTGCGCGCCTCTTTTAGGGGCTCCCTGATAATTCAGATTCCTGTCTGTAGGGATTTTGGACACGTTCTTTCGGGAGCGCCAGCCGTCTTCCGTCATGAATCCGGCTGCATGCGTGATCGGATCCACATATACCTTGCCTTCGTAGACATAATGGGCATAGGGTGTCCGCCATACAATTTCCCCACTTCCGATCACAGTGTGCATGATTGCACTGCGGACCAGCCCTCCGCCGTCTGCCCCGCTGGATAAATCCATCGGCGTATACGGTTCGCAAACATCCAAAATGCTCTGATCAACCGCTTTCTGCACGCTCCCGCCATCTTCCAGCCCCAGCCGTTTTATACATGCCTGCGCATCAAACCTTTTCATTTTGCCACCACTCTGATATGTTTCAACCGATTACGGTTCCGATTATCCGATACTGATACGATCACATACGCATCAAAATCCTTTTTCAGCTGCGAAATGCTGTAACCGTCCCCGATCTCCTGAGCCACTTCGCCACACACAATGAAGTCCGTTCCATCTGCCGGATTCAATGTCCAGGAACCGCCCTTATCCTCAAGGGACGCATATTCCTTTGGCGATACATAAAGTGGATGTGCCGGCTTTCTGCCCGGATCTCACTGACCGTCTTTGCACCGGTTGAAATGACGATGTTCGAACGTCCTGCCAACGCGTCATTTGCCTTTTTAAAGCGTTTTTCTTCGTCGCCTAAGAACTTCACGGCTCTGCGGATTCTTGTCAATCCCAAGCCGCTCTGCGAAGCCACGAAGCGCTCATACAGCTGCTTGTCCGACATTTCCAGATTGTAAAAACCGATTTTCTTTCCCTGCTCCGCCAGGTTCGTAGTGATCTGCGTGACAAGTGCCGATTTTCCGACCGCCGGCCGCGCACCAATCACGATCACGTCCCCGCCTTCCAGCCCGCCGATCATATCATCCAGATGTGGTATTCCTACTTTTATACCGCTCGGACGCTCACAAAAATAACTGTTTTGATACTCTGCCACGATCTGTGCCAGCGTCTTAGCTTTCGCCGCCTTATCATCCCGCAGCGCTTCCAGATCCGTCAGCAGCTTCCCGATCTGGTCATTGACACCCACCGCCGTGACCCTTGTTGCTGCCAGCAGTTTTCCGACCTGCGCCGCCTTGTAATCGTCCCGCACAGCCTCCGCATAGCTTTTGACCTGGGCTGATGTAACCGTCACGCTGACGCATTCTTTCAGCGCTTCCGCAACCACGCTTCCCGGGTATTTATCGCCGCCCAGCCGCTCCCGAACTGTTACCAGATTTACTGTGTATCCGTTTTCGTATCCCCGCAGGTACTCCAGATACACGAGCCCCAGCAGCTCTGCGGTAAACATTTCCGGTTCAAGGATCGCCGCAACCCGTTCTATCGCATCCCCGTCCATCAGCAAGGAGCCGACAACATTCTGCTCTGCAAAATAACTCATATGCCTATCCTTTCCAGAAATTCATTCAACGGCATCGGCAGCTCTTCTCTGTCAAGTTCGCAGGCTTGCACATATGCGATAACAGTGCTTTTGATTCTTGCCACTTCGTTCCACCTTTCTTCCGGCGACATGTCCCTGACCTTATCAACAAATCTTTTAAACGCTTCATTTCTTCGGCCCATATCATATTCCGGATAGTAGTTGGCGAACCGGTCAAACAGCTCCCTTGTGCTTACCTTCCTTACAGTCTTCCCCGCGGCTTCCCTCAGTTCTGCGATTGTCGGAAAAAAGCGGTTGTCTCTGATATGTCTTATTACTGCCTGGTCAAGATCCTCTGCTTTCAAATCACTCAGACCCCTGTACCATATCCTGAGAAATTCCAGCCTCTTTTCATAGTCCATTTTCTCAAAACGCGCTGGGTACGCTGCTTCCAGCATATCTATGATTTTTGTAAATTCATTCCTGTTCATGTGGTTTCCTCCAAAAACCTATTGACCGGCGACTGAGACGCTTTCCGACTGCCGCCCCTGTCCTGCTCCTTTGCCAGCCATGTATTGACAAAGCGTACGATCCCGCGCCGTGTCTTCCTCTTCGCCGGATTGCCCTCGCACCAGCCTTTCATCTTCCGCAGCTCTGCCATAATATCGACAGCAGGATACAGCTCATTCCAATGATCAACCTCAACCTGCGTGATTCCGTAATACGTTTTATCATTCAGCGGCAGTGTAATGACCGACGGCGCGGAAGGCGGTTTTTCCGGCTCCGTGCAATATATATTCTTTTCTTTACTTTTATTTACTTTACTTTCCTTTATGGCATAAATCTCGGATTTACTCTGGTTTTTCTCGGAAAAACTCCCGTTATTCTCGGAAAAAACTGAATTTTGGGTATACTTTATAAAAGGTAGCGTTTCCTGCTCATTTAAAAGCCAGATCTGTTTGTCTACCTCTACCCCCGATTTCGCAGCTCGTCCCTTGACAGCCTCTTGAAAACGGCATTGTATTCCATGGGAGGTGATGACAGTGACCGGAAGAAGAAGTATGCTCGTGAGTAGTGACCGCTCCAACAAGTATGACAGCACCTGCTTTACCTTTTCGCCGCTCATACCGAGATCATCTGCAATGATATATGTGTAATCATCGTCATACTCGATATAATAGCCATTTCGATATATCTCGCACAGCAGGTACAGATATACCGTGATCCCGTCCACCCCAAATCGGCTCTTTAGGATCTTAATCTTTTTGTCCGAAAAAAAATCTACGTCAAAAGGAAAGTAATCTATGCCGGTCTTTCGTGGTCGTCCCATTCTTCCAGCCTTTCCTTATGCGGCCCACCTTCCGGTAGGCCGCTCTTTTTTAATAAATTACAGTAAACATACCTTCCGGCAGATTGCGTCCGCTTAACTGTTTAATAATGTATGCAGCAACATCACTCATCGCTTCGTTTCTCCACGCCCCGCCATCCGCTTCAAACAGCGCACAGGACACGCCGCCACGGTCACTGTCCCGCATACGGAAGATGAAGGAGCTTTCCGGCTGCTCAACTTCCAGGAATGTCCGGTACGGTGCAAGGATCACTGGATTCGGTACGATCGCATCTGTTTTAGAGGAAATACCGCTCTTCACAGTCGCCTTCTGTGTCACACCATCGTCCCCGTACTGCGCTACAGTACCGGATTCTACCGTACCTGCAAACTTTAAAAGCAGCTCCCTGTCGTCTCCCGGAAGGAATTTTGCCTGTAATGCGATCAGGAAACGCTCATGATCCATATATGTGTCATAGCTAAATTCCGGGATCTGTGCTTCCACAATTGCCAGCGTCTCTCGCATCCGGTCAAAATTGAGACAGGAAACCAGATCAACGCGGGTCGGCGATGTCACATGGACCATATATTTTCTACACGCGTCTAGCTCATCCACATTGGAAGAAATATAATCCAGAAGGCTTGTGAGCGTCCGCATCTGGATCGGCTCTGCCCTCATTTCCTGCGGGATCCTTGTCATCCGCTTATCTGTGTATGTATCCCCATTTATCTCAACCACATGCGGCGCTGCCTGCTCTGCGATGTACTCCATTGCATTTCTTAAATCCATGATCCTGTCCTCCTTATGCTTCTTTCGTTCTAAAATCCATTACTTTTCCAATAACTTCGCCCGTTTCTGTGTCTACAACTTCTTCGCCGACAACCACCCGTTCCGGCTCCGGTACTGTTTCAGCAGCCTGTAGCACATCTGCAAAAGACATCTGCCCCTTGACCTGTTTGCCATATTCTTCCGCAT